GTCCGCGACACCGCGGAAAATGCGGTGTGCGTGCCGCGTTTAAACGCATTTTCTGTTTCGGTGACGGGCCGCCGAGTCGACCTTGCGGCTTTCCGCCGAGGCGTCGAAAAAGACTTGCGAGACGGCCAAAGGGCGTTCACCGGGGGCCGGTGAGTGAATGGCGAAAGGACGCGGGCAGAAAGTAAGCCGCCGCGACCTTGCGGCGATATTTGGTGTCTCTCTGCCGACCGTAGACGCGTGGGTCCGGCAGGGGTGCCCGTATGACGCGCGCGGAGGGCGCGGCAAGGAATGGACATTCGACACGGCCGACGTTGCGCGCTGGCGCGAGGAACGCGCGGCGGCCGATGCCGGCAGCCAAGACGTTGACCTTGAGAAGCTGAAAGCCCGCCGAATCAAGGCGGAAACGCTGCTCTCAGAGCTGGAGCTTGCCAAGGCGCAGGGACTCGTCGCGCCTCTTGATCAAGTCGAGCGCGTTCTATCGCGAGCCGTCGCCGAAGTCCAAACGAACTTGCGCGGGCGTTTAGTGACTCGCCTTGTAACTCAATTGCTCGGCGAGACTGACGAACGGCAGTTCAAGCGCGTGGCGCTCGCGGAAATCGACGACGTGCTCGCGAGCCTGGCGAATATCGACATCACCGCAGACGAGCCAGCCGACTCGCCAGACGACGAAGACGAATTCTCGACCGATGATTGATGCAGCGACGTTCAGAAATCCGCGCGGCGTCGAGCGCGCGGTGCGCAATGCGCTTGCGCTGTTCCGTCCACCGCCGGACCTAAGGCCGTCCGAATGGGCAGAGCGAAACGTTCGCATTCCTCCCGGTAACGCGGTTCCCGGACCGTATCGGATCGCGAACGCGCCATATCAGCGCGAGCCAATGGACATGCTCGTTGACCCAGATTGCTACCGCGTCACGCTGAAGTGGGGCGCGCAGACGGGAAAAACGCTCGTGGCGCTGTGCGTGCAAGGCTACTGCATCGAAATGCGGCCTCGCTCGCAAATGATGATGCAGCCTTCGCAGGGCGATTCGCAGACTTGGCTCGAAACGAAGTTCAACCCGCTGGTCGAGTCGAGCCCGTCCATCCGCAAGAGAATCGCGAAGCCGCGCGGCCGTGACGGCGTGAACAATCAGCGCATGAAGTCGTATCCGGGCGGCTTCCTGATGCTCGCATGGTCCGGAAGTCCGAAAACGATGCGTGGACGTTCCGCGCCGCTGATTGTCTGCGATGAAGTAGACGGTTACGAGCGCACGAACGAGGGGCATCCGGTCGGCCTGCTATGGCAGCGCGCGGCAACGTTCGGAGACGAACGTTTCATGATCGATATTTCCACGCCGACCATAAAGGACGCGAGCTACATCGATTCGTCATACAAAGACGGCGATCAACGGCGCTTCTATGTGGCGTGCCCGCACTGCCAGACGCATCAAGCCTTGCGATGGGAAAACGTTACGTGGGTCGGCCGCAAGTCAACGTCCATCGAAGACGCAGAGCTTGACCTTAAAACGGACGAGCACGAGCCGAAAACTGCGGCCTACGCGTGCGAGGCGTGCGGGGAGCTGTGGAACGACGGTCAGCGAATCGCGGCGATTCGTTCGGCCGAATCGGTCGGCGCCGGCTGGAAGGCATCGAAGCCGTTTCGCGGGCATGCCTCTTATCACATTTGGGAAGCCTACAGCACGCTGCGGAAGTTGGCCGACATCGTGCAGGACTATCTCGACAAGCTGAAAACGGACGACATGCAAACGTTCGTCAACGTTTCGCTTGCGGAAGTGTGGGAGGAACAAGGGAACAAGGCGGACCCGCACGAGCTGGAACAACGCGCCGAGGAATTCGCGGCTCCCGTACCGATGGGCGGCGTTTATCTCACCGCCGGCATTGACATGCAGACGGACAGGCTCGAAGTCGAGGTCGTGGCGTGGGGCGAAGGCGAGGAATCTTGGAGCGTTGATTACCGCGTACTGTGGGGCGATCCGCTCGCGGGCGAAGTGTGGGAAGACTTGGACGCGTTGCTCGAAGAAACCTACTTGCACGAGTCCGGTGCGATGCTCCCGATTTCCGCGGCGTGTTTGGATACTGGCGGCACGAGCGGTTACACGCAATGCGCGTATGAATATCTCCGCGGCAAGACGGGCCGCCGGCTGTTCGGCATCAAGGGCGTTCCCGGCTGGGGGCGCCCCATTGTCGAGAAGATGAAGCGCAAGCGGTCCGGCAAGAACGCGCGCAAAGTCGACTTGTTCGATGTGGGCGTGGACGAGGGAAAGCTAATCGTCATGCGCCGCCTTGCGATTCAGAAGCCGGGGCCTGGCTACTGCCATGTCCCGAAGAATCGCGAGAATCTCACGGAGTGGTGCAACGGAATCACCGCGGAGAAGCTCGTTCTCCGGTACGTGAAGGGCCAGCCGGTGCGCGAATGGCACAAGCCGGACAAGGCGCGGAACGAACCGCTCGACTGCCGCAATTACGCGCTCGCCGCGCTGAAAATCATGCAGCCGCCGCTCCGGCGACTGAAGGAAAGGCTACTCGCGCGCGTTGCCGGCAAGCCGCCGCAGCCCGTCGCGAACATCGCGGAGACCGCGGACAAGTTGAACCGCGCGCTCCAAAGCGCGCCCGCGAAGCCTCCGGAAAAAGTGTCAGAGGCGCCGCCGAAGCCACCCGCACAGACTCGCCGCGTTATTCGGTCGCCGGCAGCTCGTCGGCGTTCGAATTGGGTGCACGGATGGAAGCGGTAACGCGTGACTATCATTCCGAAGACTATCGCGGCCGGCGTGGATTTCACGGCGACCGCTTGGTGCGCTGAATTCAGCGGGACGGCGTGGAGCATGGTGCTCATGCTCCGCGGTCCCGCGGCTATTGACCTGCCGGCCGAGCGCGACGGCGCGCGCCACACTTGGAGCGTGCCCGCGAGCGAAACAAGCGGCTGGGCGCCAGGCGATTATGCGTACTCGATTCGCGCAACCGATGGCGAGAAGGTGCGCGAGGTCGAATCCGGCCGCGTGCGCGTCCGGCCGGATATCGCTGCGGCTGCGGCCGGATACGACGGTCGTTCGCAGAATCGAATCGCGCTCGAAGCGATAGAGGCCGTTCTTGCCCGTCGCGCAACGGTGGATCAAGAGCGATACCGCATCAACACCGGGAACGGTGAGCGGGAGCTGTATCGCACGCCGATTGCCGAGCTGATCCGTCTGCGGAATCACTACGCGCGACTGGTCGCACAAGAGGAAGCCGCGGGGAGCCGCCGAGGCTGGCGCCAGGTCAAGGTCGTGATGCGGGGGCTTTGCTGATGCGCCTGTTCGGCCTCGAATTGAAGCGCGCGAAGCCGCCTGAGCCTTCGCGTGCGCGCGCGCGCGGGATCACCGCGCGGCAGTTCGCGCGCATGCTGTTCAACAGCGGCGAATCGAATCGCCTTACGGGCGACTGGCCGACAATGCCGGTGCCTATCGACTGGATTATTCATCGATATCAGCGAACGCTCGTCGCGCGCTCGCGCGAACAATCGATGAATAACGACTACGTCAAGGCGTACTTCAGGCTTCAGCGCCAGAACATCGTCGGGCCGGCTGGAATCATGTTCCAGTCGAAGGCGCAGGACGACCAAGCGCGCATCGCGATCGAAAACGCGTTTCGCGATTGGGGCAAGCGCGAGAACTGCGATGTGACCGGCCGGCGCTCGTGGCGCGCGATCCAGAATGCGTTCGTCACTACCGCGGCGCGTGACGGAGAGTGTTTCATTCGAGAGGTTTTCGGGCGCGATGCCGGACCGTACGGCTACGCTCTGCAGCTACTCGATTCGCAGCGCTGTCCTGTCGACTACGATCGCGAGCTGGAAAACGGCGCGTTCATTCGGCACGGAATCGAGTTCAACGCGTACGGAAAGCCGCTTGCGTATCACTTCGCCGATACGAGCGGCGCGCGCAGCGCTATGCATTACAGCTATGCCGGCCGGAGCTATGTGCGCATCGATGCGGACGAAATCATTCACGGATTCGTGCCGGAATTCGTTGGACAGAAACGCGGCCTGCCGTGGCTCGACACAGGTTTGTTTCGCGCGCATCAAATGGCGGCAATGGAAGACGCCGCCGTTGTCAACGCTCGCGTGGGCGCCGCGAAGATGGGCTTCATCCAGTGGAAAGAGGGGCACGGCCCGGAGTATGACGAGGACGAAGACGGCCCGCTCGAGATTGACGCAGAGGCCGCTTCGTTCCCCGTGCTGCCGGAAGGCGCCGAGCTGAACAAGTTCGACCCGACTTATCCGTCTGGCGAGTTGCTGCCGTTCGTGAAACTGATGCTGCGCGCGTTCGCCGCTGGCGGTGGCGTGGCATACGAAAACCTGTCGCACGATCGCGAGGGCGTGAATTTCACGAGCATTCGTCACGGCACACTGGACGAGCGCGAGAACTACAAGGAACGCCAAGAGTGGCTCGTCGAGGACCTTTGCGAGCGCGTGTTTTCGCGGTTCCTTGAGCGCGCGTTGCTTGGCCGAAAGATCGTCACCGAATCGGGGTTGGTTCTTCCGGCTTCTGCTATCGAGCTGTACGAGCCGCGCGCATGGCAGCCGCGCCGTTGGGAATGGGTCGACCCGGAAGCGGACACGAAAGCCGCGGAGCGCTCAAAGAACAACTTGCTTACGTCGTTCAGCTCGCTGATTCGCGAACGCGGACGCGAGCCGCGGGATGTCTGGCGCGAGCTGGCCGAGGACATCAAGGCAATGCGTGAAGCCGGCATCCCCGACGAAATCATTACGCTCGCGATGGGGCAGAAGGTCGCGGGCAAGACCGACACGAGGAATCGAGAGAGTGAGTAACCGCACCATCGAACAACGCACCGCTGAGCGCCTGGCGGAAATCCGCGCAAAAGGGCTCTTGAGTCGTGCCGCCGAAGTGGTCGGCGTCGACGCCGAAGCGCGCACGGTTGAGCTGGCTTTCAGCAGCGAGGCCGAGGTCCGCCGCTGGGGCTGGATCGAGATTCTTTCGCACGACGACGGCGCGGTTCTTCTCAATCGGCTGAACGACGGCGGAGCGCTGCTCGACAATCACAACTGGAACGCCCAGCGCGGCGTCGTGGAAAAAGCATGGCTCGACGTAGACCGCAAGTGTCGCGCGGTCGTTCGCTTCGGCAGGTCGGCCGCGGCCGAGGAACTTCTGCAGGACGTTGCAGACGGCATCAAGCGGCACGTTTCGGTCGGATACCAAATCCACGAAATCAAGCTGACCGAAGAACGCGAAGGCGTGGACGTGTACACGGTCACGAGCTGGGAGCCGTACGAAATCAGCATTGTGAGTGTCCCCGCGGACATCACGGTAGGCGTTGGGCGTAGCGCGGAAAAAGTGTCAGAGGAACGGACCGCCGGCACCGAAGACGATACGCCAGCCGAAGCGGCACAGTCGCCGCGAATCGAAGTCACGAACACCGGAGACCATCGCAGTATGGACGAGGACGAGAAGAAGCAGCAGCAGCAGCGCGAAGCCGCGCAGCGCAGCGGCGCAGAGGCGGAACGCGCGCGCGTCCGCGCCATCAACGCACTGGCCGAGAGGTTCGGAAAGGCGGTCGACGACATCGACGGCCTGGTCCGTACCGCTCTGAACGAAGGGCACGACGAAGCGAAGTTCCAAGCGGCGTTACTCGAAGCGCTGAACAAGCGCGCCGCGCGGCCTCTGAACGAACAGCTCGCCGGCTCCGATGTCGGCCTGACCGACAAGGAAGTGCGCAGCTATTCCATCCTGCGCGTTGTGCGCGCCCTGCTCGACCCGACCGACAAGAAAGCGCAGAAGGCCGCGGCTTTCGAGTTCGAGGTCTCCGAGGCCGCGCGCGAGAAGCAGGAGAAGAAGACGGAGCGTTTCGTCGTTCCGACCGATGTCCTGCGCCGTTCCGTCTATGGCGAGGCCGAAACGCGCGCCTTCAACACGTCGACGGCGGGCGGTGCGGCCGGCAATACGGGCGGTTACAGCATCGCTACGAACCTGCTTGCCGCGTCCTACGTGGAAATGCTGCGCAAGCGCGCGACCATCATGACGATGGGGCGGGTTATCGGCGGCCTCGTGGGGAACGTCGACATTCCCAAGCAGACGGCCGGCGCGGTCGGCTATTGGGTCGGTGAGGACGACGACGCGGGCGAAACCGGAATCGAGCTGGGCCAGGTGTCCATGACTCCGAAGACGGTCGCGGCGTACAGCGAGATCACGCGGAAACTGCTCATGCAGTCTTCGTTGGATGTCGAGGCGCTGGTGCGTGCGGACCTGGCGATCGCAATGGGCCTGACCATCGACCTTGCCGGCTACTACGGCACGGGCAGCGAGAATCAGCCGCTTGGCATCGCGAACCACACCGGCATCAACGCGGTGGCGTTCGCGGGCGCGAACCCGACTTTCGCGGAGCTGGTCGCGATGGAAACCGCGATCGCGACGGACAACGCGGACGTGGAATCCATGTCCTACGTTGCGAACGCTGGATTCCGTGGCTACGCGAAAACGACGCTCAAGTTCGACGGCGTGCCGGGAACGATTTGGGAGCCGGGAAATCAGGTGAACGGCTACCCGTGCCAGATCACGAACCAGATTGCCGCGGGCGACGTGTTTCACGGCAATTTCATGGACCTGGTCATCGGCCTGTGGGGCGGCCTCGAAATCACGGTCGACCCGTACAGCAACAGCAAGAAAGGCCGACTGCGCATCATCACGTTCCAAGACGTGGATTACGCGGTGCGCCGTACCGAGTCGTTCTGTCTCGGCCGCAAGCCGTAAGGCACGGCCACACGTAGCAACGTCACTTCAAGAGGCCGCCGCGAAGCGGCGGCCTCGATTTCCGGGAGATACGCTTGGAAACCGTTTTCTTGAAACTCACTTCCGCGATTGTGGTCGCCGGTGATGTGGTGAAGCCGCCGGCCGTGGTCGAGGTCACGAGGCGCGAGGCGCGCGACTTGCTCAATCGCGGCAAGGCCGTACTCGCGACCGAGAAGGACGGCGCGCCAGTTGTGCGCTCCGAGACTCGCGAGGCGCCGCTGCATCCCGACATTCAGGCACACGAGGACGATCGCGCGGAACAGAAGCGCGAGCACGAAGCCGAGCTGCAGGCGGAAGCGGAAGCGCTCGCCAGCGCCGGCGAGTCGGGCGCGGACCCTCATTCACACGTAGCGAGCGACGAAGCCGAAGCCGGCGGGACAGGGAAGAACGTCCCGCCGGCCAAGGCCGGCGACGCTGCAAAACCGTCGGCTGGCCGCAGGGGTCGGCCGCGCAAGCAGGAGTCGAAGCAAAGTGCGTAACCTGAAGATCGTTCCGGTTGCCGGAGCCGCGGAAATCACGGCTTCGGGGAACGGCCCCGCTGTGGATGTGATCCACTACAGCGGCGAGGCACGCTTGGTGCTGAATGCGTCCGCGACGGGCGCGGCCGACAACACGCTCGACGTGAAGATTCAGCACAGCGACGATGGCGAATCGGGCTGGGTCGACTCGGGCGTTGCGTTCGAACAGGTCGGCAACGCGGGGCCGTCGCATCAAGTCATCGGCCTGAACGTGGACCGCTTCAAGCGGTTCATCCGCGCGGTCGACACGCTCGCCGGCACGACGCCGAGCGTTGTGCGTTCGGTGGAGCTGGTCGCGAAGGCCGACCGCTAAGGGCGCGCATGCCGGCGCCCGCGTGGGAAAACTTGGACGATTTTTTGTCCACGGACGATTTCGCTTTTTTCGCGACGTTCGTTCCCAACGCGGGCACCGGCGAACCACGCTCGCCGGTCCCCGGAATCTTCGACGAGCCGGCTTGCAATGCCGAGGCCGGGGAATTCGACGCCGCGGTGAGCGAGCCAAAATTCACTTGCAAGGCGTCCGATGTTGTCGGCATCCGGAAGAACGATCGTTGCATCGTATCGCGGAGACTGCCGAACGGCTCGCTTGAGGAAATCGGGCGCTATCTGTTGGACCATGACCCGCATCCGGACGGCGCCGGTCTAGCGTCCGTGATGCTGTCTCGCGATTTCGAGTAGTCGAATGGCTCGCGGCCTGTCTATCGAGATAGACGGGCGCCAAGTTGAGACTCTGGCGCTCGCATTCGGCGCGACGGAAAAGCAGCTCGAAGCGTCGTTGCGGTCAACTTACAACCGGATGGGCCGATGGCTCAGGACGCGCGCGCTTCGCGGCCTGTCGGTCAAGCTCGGCATTCAGCAGAAGATTCTCCGCTCGCGCGTGAAATCGTTTCGCCTTCAGGGCGGTGTTGGCGGCAAAGGTGAGGGCGCGAAAGTCTGGTTCGGATTGCGGGATATCCCGCTGATTCGTTTAAACGCACGCCAGTCCGGGAAGGGCGTTCGCGCAAGCGGCGGGCGATACGTCGAAGGCGCATTCATCGCGGACTATCACGGAAGCCGCCAGGTGCTGAAGCGCGAGGGCGCCGCGCGCCTGCCGGTCCGAATCGTGTACGCGGAAATTGCCGACCCTTCGAACGTCTACATCGAAGACGAGCTGGTCGGCTCCGCGAGCTTCGACAATCAATTTTTCCGATTCCTTGAGCACGAACTGAAATGGCGGACGCAGATACTCAAATCGACCTAGAGGCGCTGCATAGCGCGATCGCGTCGCAGATTGCTGAGGCGTTCCCGTCGTTCGAAACGGTCGAGTTCTACCGCGAGGACGAACGCGAGAGCTTTCCGACGCCGGCTTGCTTGCTGGAGCTGACCGAGGCGGAGCCGGCGCCGAGTCAGGATGCGGGCACCGGGCAATGGCCTGCACTGCTGCGTTTCGAGGCGCGCGTAATCATGTCCGCGCGACAGCCGCAAGCGAAGCTCGAAATTCGCAAAGCGGCGACGGCGCTCGCAACATGGCTGAACAAGCGCCGCTTCATCGGCATGCCGACCGACCCGTGCGAGGTGATCGCATGCGAGCGCGACGAGTGGGCGCCGAAGCGGGACAACTTCGAGACCTGGCGTGTTGAGTGGGTACAGCTCGCAATGCTCGGCGTCAGTGAGTGGAAGAACGAGGGCGTCGTCCCGGAAGTGGTCTATCTCGGCCGCTCGCCGGATATCGGAGCGGCGCACGTGGACGATTACGAACAGGTTCACCCGTGAGCGGCGCAGAACCTATGAGGTTGCTCGGCAGCGTTGTGCTGTTCGGCGTGGTGGCCGAGCTGGACGAGGCAGCCGCGCGCGTGCGCGTTGACGTGGACGGCATGCGAACTGATTGGCTCCCGTGGCTTGAGCGGCGCGCGGGACCGAATGCGCGAACGTGGCTCGCGCCCGACGTTGGCGAGCAGGTTGTCGTTGCGTGCCCGTACGGCGATCCGTCGCAAGGCGTTGTGATTGGCAGCGTTTACCGTCAGAGCTTCCCGGCGCCTGCCGGCTCGAAGGCGATTCACCGGACCGAGTATCCGGACGGAACCGTTGTCGAATACGACGGCGAGCAAACGCGGCTCACGGTGAACGTTGGCGGCGGATCGGTGGTCGTGAACTGCGCGACAGCGACCGTACACGCAAGCGAAAGTGTCGAGATCGACTCGCCGACCGTGCACGCAACTGGCGACGTGAACATTGACGGTAACGTTAGCGTGCAAGGGAAGATCGATTCGCAAGGCGACATGACTTCGCAGGGCGAAGTGAAAGCCGGCAGCATCGGACTCAAAGCGCACCATCACACCGCGCAAGGCGCGACCGCCCCCACTACCGCGGCCCAAGCGTAGGGAAATCGTGTCAGAGGCTCCCGCGTGGAGCGCGCGCGAGACTGTCCCGCACGATGCGAGGCATTGATGCGAACACGGGCAAGGCGCTTTCCGGGCTGGACCATCTGCGGCAGTCCGTAAGGGACATCCTGCGCACGCCAATCGGTTCTCGCGTCATGCGGCGCGAGTACGGCAGCCAATTGTTCCGCATGATCGATGCGCCGCTGAATCGCTCGACGATGATGGACTTGTACGCTGCAACCGCTGAGGCGCTGCAGCGATGGGAGTCGCGCTTCCGATTGACGCGCGTCCAAGCATCGCAGCCGGAGCCGGGGCGCGTCACGCTGGACCTGACCGGAATTTATTTGCCGGAGGGCCGCGAAATTTCGCTTGAGGGAATCGAGGTCGCGTAATGGCGGCAGGATTTACGAGTGTCGACTTGTCGCGCCTGCCGGCGCCGAACGTTATCGAAGTCATCGACTTCGAAACGATCCTCGCAGAAATGCTCGCGGACTTGCGCGAGCGGGACCCGACTTTCGATGCGCTCGTGCCATCTGATCCGGCTTTCAAAATCCTAGAAGTTGCGGCGTATCGGGAAATGCTCGTTCGCCAGCGCGTGAACGATGCCGCAAAGGCCGTGATGCTGGCATACGCGCAGCGCGCCGACCTGGATCAGCTCGGGGCGCTTCTCGGCGTGGCGAGGCTGGTAATTGATCCGGGCAACCCGGATGAAGGTATCCCGCCGACGATGGAGAGCGACGAGGATTTTCGGCGACGCATTCAGTTGTCGCCGGAAGGTTTCAGCGTTTCCGGCCCGGAAGGCGCGTATGTGTTCCATACGCTCAGCGCGGACGCAGCCGTGCTCGACGCATCGGTTACGAGTCCGACGCCCGGCACCGTCGTTGTGTCGGTTCTCTCGCGCGACGGAAACGGAGCCGCTTCGCAAGCGCTACTCGACACCGTGGCCGCGAAGCTCACTTCCGACGACGTTCGGCCCATGACGGACTTTGTGACCGTGCAGTCCGCGGAAATCGTCGAGTATGAGGTTGACGCCACGGTCTACACGTTCGCGGGGCCGGACTCTACGGTCGTGCTCGCCGAAGCGGAAGCGAACTTGCGGCGCTACGTGGACGAGTCGCACCGCATGGGGCGCGATGTAACGCTGTCCGGAATCTATGCCGCGCTCCACGTCGGCGGCGTGCAGCGCGTTGTTCTCGCCGCGCCCCTCGCGGACATCGTAATCAGTCGCACGCAAGCGAGCTTCTGCACGGGCATCACCGTGACTCACGGGGGCATTGGTGAGTAGCCTTCTGCCGCCGAACGCAACGCCCGCGGAGCGCGCGCTTGAGGGCGCCATCGCGGCGCGGTTCGAAGCGGTCGACACGCCGCTCCGCAAACTGTGGAACCCGGATACGTGCCCGTCCGAGCTGCTGCCGTGGCTGGCGTGGGCCTTGTCCATCGACTCATGGAAAGCCTATTGGCCGGAGCACATCAAGCGAGCGCGCATTCGCGCCGCGCTCGACATTCAGCGGCGCAAGGGCACGGCCTCAAGTGTGCGAGACATTGCCGCGGCGTTCGGTGGATCAATTGCGATTCGCGAATGGTGGCAGACGACGCCGCCAGGCACGCCGCACACGTTCGACGTTGTGCTGACGCTATCCGGTCAGGACGGACAAGCCGCGACCGCTGAATTCACGAACGACGTTATTTCCGAGATCGAGCGCACGAAGCCCGTTCGCTCGCATTTTACTTTCACGCAGGGACTTACCGCAATTGGCGGCGTGGGTGTCGGCGCCGGAGCGCGCGCCGCCGTCTATCGCCGCATGCGATTCACAGCAGTAGAGCCATAAGCATGCAGATCACGATTACGACCGCTGGACGCAACGCGCTGGTAAACGCGGAGAACAACGGAACCGCACCCGTCGAGGTGGTGGAAATCGGCGTTACCGATCA